GGAGCTCAACGAGATGATGCGCCGGTACAAGGAGAACGAGGTGAATCGCGAGATCTTTTTCGAGGAGGAGAAGGCCCAGCGCATCGAGCAGCAGAAGAAGGAAAACGAGGCCCGCCGTAAGAAGAATCTGGAGGACTCAAAGGCGGATGCGGGTGTTGCTGACACGTCGGATATTGGTCGGGCCATCGAGGATAACGTTCACCCCGCAGAGGGCGGTGCCCCTCGCGATCTTTAAACAGTAACCTACTGTAATAAATAATGAAGTTTACCCACTTATCAAAAACCCAAATCACAAAGTTTCATACGCCTAAAAAACTAGGTAGGAATACGAAACCTGTGGCTCTGTGGTTTGCGTGCGGAGACGCTTGGAAGGAATGGATACGAGACGAAATGGGGAATGATGAGTGGTTCAATACTTACAAATACGAATATACCGCTGAACTGGATGAATCAAAACTTATCATTTTGGAGACTGTTAAAAACATCAAAGACTTCAATGACCAGTTTTCGGGAGACAAAGATTTTTATAGTATTGATTGGGATAAAGTCAAGAAGGAAACGGGTAAGTCTGGGCTGTACATAAAGAACCCCCGCATCTTCAGTGCGAGGCAAAAGTATATGTGGTACGCTTCATTTGATATTTGTTCGGTCGCAGTATGGAAGAAAGATGCCATCAAGAGTTTCGTAGAGCATAAGATATAATGAGTTGCCCGTACGCTTTTATTTTTGGAAAGCCCAAGCAGGGAGCACACAGTACTCGTTTTTTGGGATTTGCGGTCGTTGACAGTGTCGCAACTGTTTTGTTAGCGATACTGTTGGCGTATGTATTTAACACAGAGTTTTGGGTAACTTTATTTGCTACGTTTGTAGTTGGGGAGATCCTGCATTACATCATGGGCGCTCAAACCCAGTTCTTAACGACGTTGGGGATCAGTGTTTATCCTTGCCCTGCTGCTTGACATGGACCCAAGGACTGTTTGATTTCTTGCGCAGAGAGTCGGGATTGTACTCGTCCTGCGCCAACATCGCACTCGAAAAGGGTTTGTTATCGGTCCACAGGGAATTATCGCACAAATGGAAATTCGGGTGGTCGCTCGCCTTGTACCAGAACACCTGATCTTCCAGTTTATTCGACTGGACACCGTTACAGATCACTAGGCACTCGAAATTCTCTGTACACTGGTCCATGAATTGACAGAACATCTCAAATGTGGGAAACATACCGGCATAATTGTCGTAAATACGACGGCGATTATTCACGATACTCTCTCGAAGAATAAACACGAAATCTACGTTCGTACGCAAGTTCGGTGTAATACCTAGGGGGTACTGCATCGTAATAATCGTCATCACATCAATGTGACGACCGTTCATGAAAATGTAGCGCGTAGACTCCTCTTTGATCCATGAAGCGTCATACAAACAGTCGTCCAGAATCAGGAAGGCCCGAGGATCAGTGCTCGAATTTCCACCTGACCTCTTCTTCTCTTCGTTACGTGCAGTTTTCACACCCAGCTGACGCTTAATCACGTTCATCACGATCGAAGGATTGTACTTGTCGTGAATCAGTTTCGATGGAACCATATGCTGAAAAAACTCGTTGGCAACTTCTGTACCCGAAATAACCGTACCGATCGGAAAACAGTTCTGGGTATTGAACAGAATATCTCGGACCAAGAAAGATTTACCGGTATCTTTCTTTCCAATCACAACAATCATTGGCGATTTACGCGAATCTATTTCGCACCTGTCTTTCAACATATCAATATTGAACTTTTTGATCTGAAAGTTCATCTTGCTTTAGTGCGTGTACTTTTTAGTTTATGTTTGGGACGCCATAATAATATGGTCAAACGCAAACCATCGATTGGAAGTGATTTACGGACAAACTCTGTTGCCCTCTCGCTCCAGAGATACGACACGAAATCCTTGAAGGCCCAGCAGTTCTGGGGCCTGAACCATCTTCAGCCATTTTTTCCTCCCATCCAGAAACTGTTTAAAACTGAAGTCCGCGATGCGCCTCAAGAGTTCGGGTTCAAGGTCAATGATGGCATTTCCTCAATCCAGGATTCCGATACTATTCGTACCTTGAAAGGTAGCGTCGTCCCCGTACACCGCAAGACCACGATGCTTCTTTCTCCTTTCAAGTGGATGCAGGGAGATTACGGAACGGCATTGGGTCTGCCCACGACCGAAGAGGACGCCCAGGAAATCCAGAGCAAGATCCAGGATCCAAATAATGCCGCATACGTAGGGTCTCTTTTATCCGTGGTTCTTGCCCAGTCCGGATGCCCGCATTTCCCAAAAGTATACGGAGTGTTCACGGGAGTTGCAGATAAACATACCATCGATATATCCGACGACTACGCAGATTTGTCAGAGCGCTCATGGTTTTCTTCGAACATCGGAAAAACATTTGAAATCAAGTTGACCGATGATGTTCACGAAGGCGATTTCAAGCATACTCGTGGAGCTCGTGCCAGTGTTCTGTTAGGAGAAGACGCTGTTCTTGATGACGTCCAGGAACTTGATGCTCCTCAATCTGATGCCCAGCCGGCCGAAATGAACCAGATGATGCGCGACGATGGATCTGATTGTGACGACGAATCTGACAGTTCGTCTGTATCTACGTCCTATGTATTCGGAATTAAGTCCTGCGAGTGTGATTCCAACGAGGACGAAGATGAAGACGAGGATGATGAAGATGGCGAACCGTTTGCGTGGGCATCGTTCACAAACGTTCCCGTTCAAGTCACTGTCATGGAAAAGTGTTCTGGAACTTTCCACGAACTATGTGCAACAACGACTGATAGCTCCAAACATCTGTCCTGGATATCCCAGGTCATGTTTGCTCTAGCGTATGCCCAGCGCAATTACAGTTTCACTCATAACGATCTTCATTCGAACAACGTGATGTATGTTCCCACCGACAAGGAGTATTTGTATTACAACTGCGGGGGGTCATTTTACCGCGTTCCCACACACGGATACCTTATTAAGCTTATTGATTTTGAGCGTGGAGTGGGAGCAGTCCGAGTTATGGGAATGAAGGAGCCAAAAGTGTTTATGAGTGACCATTTTGCGGTCGATGAAGAGGCGGGAGGGCAGTACAATTTTGAGCCGTGGTATCTCCCAAAACACCCCGAAATCAAACCGAATCCATCATTTGATCTGGCACGTCTCGCTACCTCTATGTTCTGGGATCTGTTTCCTGACGGACCAGAATGTCTAGATTACCGCACGAACCCCGTATTTCAGCGGTTTGTGAAATGGATGTCGACGGACGATAAAGGTTCCGTCTTATTTGGAAAAGATGATCCTAAACATGATCGGTATCATGGCTTCTATCTTTACAAGGCGATTGCTCGGCTCTGTAAAAATGCAGTTCCACGAACTGAAATTTTATCGTTGAAAACTTTTTATACTATTGAATCTGTACCCGCTGGAGAAGACTGCTGTGTCATTGAAGCCTAGAAGGTGGGCTTACCTACAAACATATCCTGAACGCTCGGGATCTCCATCGTCTTGACGGCATCCGTAACAACATCCGTTGTGGTCGCAAATACCACACCGGCTGAAATAATACCTCCAAACAGCGACAGCTTACCTGCATCTGTCCAATCAATTGGTTCGCCCTTCGACCGACGCTCCAGTGCGTACACGATGAAACACACGAGGGCTACAGATACGGCTGCAATGGCAATGATCATTTATTTTGCGCTCAATCAAAATTTCACATATTTAGAACGAGAGTTTCGCCCATTTTTCCCTCAATCTCCTTCAGTGGATCATCCTCCTCCTTCTTTGCGGGTTCAGGTACCGCGTCCGGCTTGTCCATATCCTCAAACTCGATTTCCGCAGTCTCGTCGCCGACTTTGAGTTCGGCACGATCATCATCTCCGCTCGCATCGCCCGAATCCGAGTCTGATCCCGAGTCCGAACCATCGTCCGGAACATCGTCCTCGAACTTCACCTGTGTCGGTACCACAGTCGCCTTCTTCTCTGGCTCTTCAGGGGCATGCTGGACACGAACGGGTAATGTAACACTCTGTACTGGCTCATCGTCCTCGGCGAAATACTTCTTCGCAATCGCTTCCCATGGCAGAAACGAACGAATCACGTGCTCCATACACTCCGTCACAATCTTCTCAATGTCCTGACGATTGCGGGCCTGCTGCTCGGACGAAATACCGACCGTCTTGAAATAATAAGCCATCTGCCACATCTTCCGTGCCGAATGCTTGTACAGTTCATGAACGAACTTTGCGAACGATGGGCGATCAAACTCAACTTTCAGCTGCGACTGCGAGCCGCGGTAGTGTAATGACGCAAACGACTTCATGTACGAAATAAAGACTCCCATCAGAAGATCGTCCATGTACTTGCAGTTCGTGACCTTGAGAATACGTTCGACTTCCGTTGACAGAGTGGCGTCTGACCATTCGGGGATACGAGTCAGCATATTCTGGAACGTGCGCAGAATCTGGTCAGGCTGACCGTTGCGCTCACACAGCTCCTTTGCTGAATCACAGATGCTCCAGAACCCATCGGCTACAGGGCTGACAAGAAGGCCCGCAAGATGTTCACGCAGATGTTCCTTGGCAAACTCGGTGGACATTTGTTAGAATTGTCCACTATAATACACATTAGGAAACGCGATCAAAAACGGATTTATTTAGAATAACGGTAGGTATGTTACGCCGATTAGAAGACATATAACCATACTCACGATGAGCATGATTAACGCCGCTGATTACAAGACCGAGGAGGACGTCAAGGCTGCGCGCGATGCGCTGACCAAGATCCTCGCGGCCCTTAAGAAGGGCACTCCTAACAAGGATGTCGAGCCCGTTGCCAATGCTGGCGCGGGGAAGGCAGAGGAGCCCGTTACGCCTGTCAAGGCGAAGCGCGGTGCTGCCAAGAAGACCGAGACTCCCTCGGCGCCCGCGAAGGGCAAGAAGCCTGTTGCCAAGTTGGCGGCCGGTGAAGAGGAGAAGCCCGTGGCCGTCAAGGCTGCGGCAAAGAACACTGACGGTAAGCGCGAGTTCGCGTTTCCTGCCGGTGCGAGCCACACCAAGCTTCTCAAGGAGACGTTCGGTGAGGACAAGAAGGCGTTCGAGAACGCGAAGAAGCTGCTGAAGAAGCATGTGGAGAGTCTGTCGGACGATGAGTTCGACGCAAAGACCAAGGACGAGCACGTCCAAGCTTGGCTAGCGGCCAAGAACACAGCCAAGGCCGTTGAGCCGGTGGTGCCCGAGGTTATCTCATACGATGACCTGAAGGCACTGACCGATCTCAATGAGACCGATACGGCTGGCGTCTACTGGCACCCCGAGACGGGTCGCCACGTGACTGGCCCGGCGGCCAGCTCCGAGGAGGGGCTGGACGAGATCAAGGGCTACCTGGTCGGTGAGACCACACACCGCGTCTACAACGACGCAGAGGTGTTCCTCGGCTTCGCTGGGGTTGGGAAGTATGTGGACATGTAAATTCAAAAAAACATAAAAACAACAAAAACCAAAAACGGCGAAAGCCAATTTTTCATTTATTTACGTTTCGGTTTCGGCTTTGTTAAGTTCCATGCCGGATTTGATACGACGACTTTAGGGGGATTACCTCCACGACTACGACGACGAGTCTTCTTTACACGACGACCCCGCACCTTTTTCGACGTACGACGACGCGACTTTCCTCCTTTTTTCGGTTCGCGATCGACTGCGGACGCCTCAAACGCAATTTTACGAGCTTCTCCAGTTGGGATATTTACAGGGTAAGCCGGCGAGTATCCAGGAGTCATACCCTGTGCAACCCTGCGCTTTTCCGCCTTGCTTGGGGGAGTACTGTATCCTGTCGGTAATCCTAACCCAGGTTTTACCGCCGTGTCCAGATCCATTTATTTAATCGACATATTATGCTTTAACCCATGATGAGCTGCCATATGAATATACCGAATGGAAGTATGAGAATCGGGAAGAAACCGTACGTGAACAGCGTGAGAGTTCCCACAATCCAGTACCCACCGCTAAATAACCGCTCCCCGAGCTTGGCTCCTTGAATCGTCATCGCAAGAACAAAGAAGGTTTTGATGAACAAATACACATCATTGAAGAGAGTTCCTGCGATATCGAGCGCTCCATCGGATGCTGTATTTGTTGTGTTTGTGACAACTGCTGGAGCATTGAGCTGAAACTTCTGACCGTCCTGAATCTTTTTTGAACCGGGTTCATCGTTGATCGTGTAATCGACCATCAGATACTTCACTTTTTGCGGGTTAGGGTCTGGGATACCCATAGACCCAGCACTGACCGTGATATTGATGGATCCATCATTCAAGTACGTTCGCACCGCGCTCGTGACATCTGTATACGACCTGTCGTATCCATACTGGGCCTTCGTGATTTGCAGTCCTGACGCTATGCGAGCAGGCGGAGCATCTATATCCATAGAGTCTCCATCGACTGCAGTTGCAGTATTGCTCGCACCCCCGTTGATCGAGTATGTGACCGTAAGAGTCTTCAATTGACCTGGCGCTGGGTCATCTACATTCAATGCCGAAGCAGTCACAACAAAGTTCAGTCGTCCATCTTTCAGATGGGCAGAAACAGGTTTTGTTACGTCGACCGTTTTTGTACCGACGCCGTACTTTGCCGACTGTATTTTGACTCCGGTGGCCATTCTTATTATACAGCAAGGACTTACGAGCTGAAAACAACGTTGGCAATTCCACCCATCACACGGAGGTAATTGTATGATTCAACGTATGCCCGTACAGTGAAATTATACTGTAAAGTCTTGACCGCGTTGGCAACCGTTGAGCTTGGTATGATTGAAATGACATCCTGTGGCGCGTACAGTAGTTTTCCATCTGTGCCTACTGCTGCCGGATTCACGATGGTAGGGCTCGGAAGATTCGCGGTTGTTTTGAGAACACATATTGGTGCCGGCGGGACATTGGAGGGATCACCAGATGTCACTAAAGGCGGCTGGACAAACGTGTTGCGTAATAGAGTTTTGTTGAACATTGATCCGTTAATGTGACCACTTGGTTGGATTTTCTGGTGGTCGAGCGCAAACGAATACGTGTACACTCCTGGGATATCCGTAGACGTTCGCCCCGTTTGGTGACGGTAGTTCTCTAGCTGCGCGAAGAAGTACGTCTGCTTGTACGAGAATCGTTCCTTTCCGTCCAAGATAATTGCTGACTCTAACAGAATATCCCGCTGGGATACGGCAGTACTTAACGAGTTTCCAGTGGTATACGATGGTGCTACTCCAGTTATACCAACCGAATCCAGAGGAGGTTTGTAAGGATCGTCCCAGTTCGTGTAATTATCTACATCGTTCTGGGCCTCCCGATCAGAACGCTGGGCAACCCACACGACTTGAGTACACAGATTCTTCATCAGAAGAGCAAGATCATTGCTTGCGCCGTACTGGCCATGCGCAGTCACCGTATCAATCTGGTGGATCATGAATGAATGTTCCGATCGCGCAATGTGTGCCAACTCCGCATCTCCTACGAAAATATAGTTTGCTTCAATGAACGGGTTCAAGTTCCAGTACATAAGTGTTGGGTTTGTCGGAATAGGGGTCCGTGAGTAGCTAGGCGGAGACAGGAAATTGTTCATCGTCATTAATGAACTACTGGGATCGGGTGCTACGCGAAGTCCAAAATTCGGGTTAGGATGTCCGTTAATTGTCTCACGGATATCGCGAATCGTGAATAGGTCATACATATTCGTAAGCTCTACAATGATCTCAATGCTTGAATTCTGTAGTGCTCCCAACGGAAGCGCAGTTCCAACATTCTCACAGAACCAGAAGTGAAGAGGGACATTCAGGACGCGACCATAAATCGATGGTTCGGCAGTATGTGTGTTCGTTGATATCGAATGCGGATACTGGTTGATACGGTCAAATGCATTCGCGGGATCGTATACCTCCGGCACATTACCTACCATCTGATTCACCATCGCCTTCTTGTTGGCATCAAAGTTCAGTTGAGCATGAAGTTTCATCCATTCACCCGTATGCCGAACGATTTCCTGACCGTTAATCACGATCGCTGCGTAATTGATCATGTTGTACCCGATATTCCGGATCCACTGGAACTCGTATCCCACCGCCAGCGAATTCTTATTCACATTTGGATGTGTCCCTGGAGTTACCGGATGCACTGGCGAATATATATTTGGAAGTGTCATAACCACGTAACAGTCATTCACCAACTGTGCAAACTGCTCAACGTTCGCACGTAACGTCAGACTACCAGATGCTGGTATACGTAAATTTGTGGTTTTGAATACGAGTTCGAATTGCTCCATAGCAAATTCGGTGTGGCGCTTGTACACCGACCTAAAATGAGTGAACGATGGGTTCCCACATATCAGTTGATCTTGTGCGCCTTTATTGACGAGCTGAATTAAACCTCCAGACATCCTCTTACTTATTTACTGAATAGTTTTATGCGTGTATACTGCGCACTTCTTGCACCCAGTGCGGTCTACATTGAGACTGGTTACGGTGCAATCGCACAGACGACGGAGTTGCAGATTCTTGGCGTTCGTGTTCGAGATATGCGACTTTGAATAGATGTAATCTGCCACCCGTGATGCTTTGTAATCTGTCCACTGTCCATTCGTCCTCTGGATACGGCTTTCTCCGGTATGCCGAGGAATGAGCATCGGTACCGAATATTTGGCCTGTAGCGGCGTAGGAGGGTTAATGTCAGTATTGTTCGCAATGACCGTCGCATACGTCTTGGCTCCGCAAAGACGCTGTAGACGAGTCCAGTCAGCAGCGGATAAGCCGCGCGTCCCAGTCTGGTTATTTCCTATGGTTTTCGGATGGGCGACGGTCGCCATTTATACAACATGCGGGAAAAATGAAATAGCGTTCGGTCCATTACGTGATCCTATTTGGAATAATCGATGGTTGTCTTGAAACGCAGCGTAATCAAATATCTCATTGGTTTTTGGATCCATAATCATGACCATACCTTTGATTTTAATGATTTGGAGTTTACGGTTCTTTCGTATCAAGTTACGCTTGTACAGTGTATCTTTTTCGTCAGTTAAGTAGGATGGGCGGTAGGCTAAATCCTCTGCTGTCACCGTTGTATCAAAGCGCATACACTGAATCACGGGCTGTTCCTTGGAATGTAACTTACGGTGAATCTCACAATCAACGGCAGCCTGCTTCAAGATGGATGTGATGCTTTTTATGATACGACCTTTGCGGAATGCCGTTTCGTATAAATATTCGTCTGACGTCATGAATGCTTCACGAGGTTCATCTCCCTCATAGCGCTTTGTGATCGTGTCATTCTTACGAATCAATGTGATATTGGGTCCTTCCTGATCCTTGAGCTGTTTCTCGGAGAATACTGACATATACAGTTTCACTGTAACATTGCGTTCTTCCTCATCCAACTTATCGTGAGAGTGCATACGTATAGCACGTCCAATGACCTGCTCAATACGACCAGGATTCCAGTACGGTTCCATGATGTAGACGTTTCGGACATTCAGTAACGTAATACCTTCGGACGACGCTTCTGTTCCTAGCATAACACACAGCGTTCGTTCTCCGAGTGAATCCTTCAGCGAAGACGGTAGCTTTTCCTTCTCTTCGTTAAAGACTAACCGAGCAAGTTCACGCTCCTCTTTCGTCTCTTCTCCAGTGTAAAACGCGTACGCCGGCACCCCTTTTTCCATCTGTCCTTCGCGCCACTGACCTCCTTCTTTGACAAGTTTATAAGGCTGGAACCCATTGTGATTCAACGCAAGAGCAAACATACCCAACCCTTCAAGTGATCGGTACTGTGAATACACATACTGGTTATTGAAATGACCGTCTTTTCCAACGGTGGACTTCAGATCTTTGAGTATTTGGGCCAACTTTGGCGAGAACAGAGCCAGTTGTTTTGATGATAAGAACCGTTCAGGATCCGCTTCGATCTTCTTCAAGATTTCCAACTTATCTTCCGGAATTGGACGACCTTTCAAAGAATACTCGGTCTCTCCATCCACCATCTTGTACTTGAACTCTGGAGGTATTGCAAAGTTACATACGAGACGTGACGTCATACGGAACGAACCTAGGTCGTCGTTTAAGGACGGGTTGCGGTTTTTACCCGATTCACGGTCCATTTCAATCTTACGAGCTTCCAAGTACCGCAAGTACTGCTCGTCTGACATCTCAATTTTCTGTAGAGTCTTCTCTTCATCCAAACGCTTTGGCAGTAATTTCTCATCAGCTCCTCGGTAGTACGAGACCAATCCTTGGATACGTCGTCCAAATAGAAGAGCGTTCTTGATATTCAGTCCATCGACGAACGTATTGATAAATCCTTGGGGTCCGTCAAATTCCGTCGGTAAACACTCGAGCTTTTCTACGACCATCTTGTCTTCGCCCAGCAACTCTACGCCCGCAAACTTATTTTCAAACTCCGTCTTCCAGTCCGCTGCCCATTTCTTGATATCCGGCTCAAACTTGAAATCCTTGTTATACTTCACAGCGATACGATCGCCTTTGTCGTTGTACACGCTCTCGAAATTCGGAGGATTTCGGGTCAGTTTGAGTTCATGTTTGATTGAGTTGTATTCGATCGTATCCACATCCTTCTGTTGACGGAAAAAGGCAGTCATCAACGCTTCATCCCAAGCCATCGCAGCTTTGGTTGGAACTGTGACGCGCTCAATGGGCCCACGCAGAATATTCATGAGAAACGCAATTTCTTGTGGGCGATTCACGACAGGTGTACCCGTTAGAGCCACAACCTTGCAGTTCACGGCATTATAGATCATATCATATATCCGGCGTTTTAGATCACTTTCATTGTACACGGCGCTAATTAAGTTATGTGCCTCTTCTACAATCACTATCGAGTCGTCAAACATATGGTCTGACGGAAGAATGCGCTCAATATTGGATGCCATAATACCATCATAGTTAATGAACGTGAACCGCGAATTAATCAGGTCATCAATTTGAAGATCAATACCTTTCTGTTGATCTAGAGACAGTGTCCGGAAATTTGGGGCAGCGCCCTGAACGGTCATAAAGTACCGACCATTCTTATCAAGATACTCATCAGAAATACCCAGAGATTTGGCAGTGTCCCGGTCCTCTTCATTCCGGATCTTCTTTTCTTCCCAATGACTGTCTTTCTTGTACACTGGATCTCCACACGACCGGATTTCACCAATAAAGTTAGGTCGGAGTGACGCTGGGAGAAGAACGAATACCTTCTTGTTGGTCATCAGCGACTCTGCGACCGCGATTGCCGAACACGTCTTTCCTGAACCGAGGCCGTGGTACACGAGAAGACCGCGATAGGGAGTTTCAATTAACAGGTAGTCCCTGACCAGTTTCTGGTATGGCTGTAACTCAAACCCTTTAGGATCTTGACCAGTCACGTCTTTCTGACGGTACTTCAAAAAGATTCGGGTTATGGAATCCACGAACGCCTTTCGGTTGGGCAAAACGTAGGACATTCTCACTTAATTTTACAACCGAAATGATAATGGAAGAGACTGTCCGCAAGAATCCCAAATTATGGACAGTTGCAATTTACCTGTTTTACGTCGCGGGCTTTCTCTATCTAAAGCCCAGTGTGGCCTTTGATAGACAAGGAAATATCCGCCCGTTTGGTGTTGGAAAGAAGGATTCAACAGTATTTCCTGTTTGGCTTTGGATCATGGGTCTAGCCGTCGCTTCATACTTGACTGTGGTGTATATTTTGGACTTTGATTTTTAAGCTGATACGGGAGGAGTTGTTGTTGTGCGAGCGTCCTTGTTCTTCTTCTCATTCAGTTTTGCCAAAAGTTCCGTCTTGAACTTTGACATTTCGTCAACCGACGCGACACATGTCTTTGAGGTAGCATCGTGTAATGCCCAAACCGTCATCGGCCATAAGAAAATAAGGATCATGTGTCCGAGGGCTACACGCGTCGTCCAAGGTTCTAGGACTCCAAAACTCGTATAAAAATCCACGAACGGAGTACGAATGAATTCAAAATACGAAGCTAAAAAGTACGCTATCGCTGGAACGGCAGCAGCGATCGCTCCATCTTTCACCGAAACAGACATGTCCATTTTTTCGCATGTAGCATACGTACTTCCCATAAGAATCACCGCAGTCCCAATCGCGAACCCACCAAAGACTCCTGCTGATGAAATGAGTGTGTTCATTGTTAGTATTACAGACTTTGATGTGTGGCAATCAGACGTTCGACTTGACCCATGAGAGCCACGCGTTCCGTATAATGTGGTCTGATCACTGACTTGCATTCCGACAAAGACTTCCAATCAACCTCGGAAATCTCCTTGCTCTGCATGAATGTCAGTTTCTGTTTCAAGTTCACGATCTTGGAATCTTTCAAAAGAGCTACAAAGTAGATGTGGCGGTACATGATATTGTTTGTGCCCTTAAACGTCTCTGTGAATTTCAGGTCTTCGTGGAGAGTGTACGCTTCGGGAGGAATATTGGTTTCTTCGAAGAATTCACGCTCGGCACACTTGGAATCTGATTCGCCACGCATCCTTCTGCCTTTCGGGAACCCCCATTCTGGTTCAGAATAGTTTGAACGGTTACGGCTTGTAATATCTTCGCGGTTCAGCTGGTAATACTTTGATTTGGAGATCTCGTACTCGGCCGAATGTGTATCTCGCCCCTGTCCCCACAGTTTGGTCCATAAGGTATCAAACTCTTCGGACACTATAAGTTTCTGTTCTGGCAAGGTCATATTTCCAATTAGGCGTTCAAGGTACTCTGGGTCACCCAGATCATACTTTCCACGAATAAATTCCATATACGCCATAGAATCCTTACGCTTCACCATCAAGACCCCAATCGTTCTAGGATCTACTGGCAATTTCAAAGGATCGTACGCTCCTCGCAGCAAGAGGATCCCGCACGATATGATTGGGTCTTTACATGTTCGGAACACGTGCCCTTTTTCGCCACAATTGTTGCAGTACATTTCCTTGACTGACATTTCGCTGTTCTATCGTCCGTTTTTACTTCCGGCTTTCTAACAAATGGGTGGAAGCTCAAGTAAACCGGCACCGGTCGTTCCTACGATCTTGAGGCCAGATATCTCCAATGCCCAAAGTGTGACATATGCCCCAGGTTACCTAGAAAGCCTTGCGAAACAAAATGAGGCAACCATCAAAGCTGCGTCCGATGCGGCCGCAGAGGCTGCTCGTAAAGCCACCAATTGGATGTGGGGGTTGCGCATTGGCGGGGCTTTGGGAATTGTAGGTCTTATTGTCGGTATTGTGATTGGATGTATTGCTCTCTACGATCTTGCCGCCCGTTCCGCCGGATGGCAGACGATTCTATTTCCTGGCATCGCACACTTCACGAATTTTACAGAAGGAATGACTGGAGGTGCTCCTAGCTCATCAAGTTGGTGGGATACTATGAGCATGACAACCGGTTCTGCGCCATACAATGCCGCCACAACTCCTGATTTCACCAGCCTGATTCGAGGAGCGACTGGCCCAACCGGTCCAACCGGCCCAGCGGGTTCTGGCGGCGCAGGAGTTCCTGGTTCGACTGGAACTGCTCCTCTCCCCCCAATGCTGTACCAGTGGTGGTACGGTACTGGAAACATGCCCGACGCAGTGGATGCCCAAAAGACAACGACGGTCACTGCTGCCGGCGCTCCTTTATCTGCCGGCAACCAGGGAGCATACGGTATGCAGTGGTGGATGTACATTAAGGACTGGAATTACGGATACGGAAAAGAGAAGCCCGTGATTCTTCGTCCAGACGCTACGAACCATACTATCATGAACCCCAAGGTCACTCTACATCCTACCGATAACGTCCTACGCATCACAGTATCTGTATTCCCTGCTGATCATACTGGATCAGTCTCTGAACCAGCACCAGCCAACAATGCCGGTTCAACCGATGATGTGTTCACGTGCGAAGTACCCAATATCCCCCTCCAGTCATGGTTCTCGGTATCATTGACCGTGTTCGAGCGTAATATGGATGTATACCTCAATGGTATGTTAGTCAAGTCCTGTTTCTTATCTGGTGTTCCCAAGCCGGCGGTAGGAGATATTCAGATAACGCCAGGAGGTGGATTTTCGGGACAAGTGTGTGGTCTCAAAACCTCTAGCCAGATGCTGAATCCTTCGGACGCTCTGGCCTTTTACGCTTCAGATACGACATGCCGCACAAAGACGGATGTAGTGAAAACTCCGTTAGTGGATACCACCGGATACTCGGTGAAGTTCGGAATGTATGATGCCGTTGGACGAGAGGTCCGTCAATATACATTCTAAAACTATAACAATGGATTACGCTGTCATTGCACTTGCTGCTGTTGCCGCTGTTGTTACGATATATCTCGTGTACAGCGCTATCACGGCGTCTCCGGCAGCGACTGGAGTGATTTCTATCGTGGGTCCTATTGCCGACGGGCGGAAACATTATGATAGTCCTACCCAGATTCCCAAGTCGTTCAATCAGGCTCAAGGTATGACCTTTTCGTACGCTTGCTGGGTCAAGATCAACGATTTCTCCTACCGGTATGGTGCTCCTAAACTTATCTTCACCAAAGGACCCATTGATTTATCGGTGATGTGCCCCGCTCTATTCTTGGATGCTTCGTCCAATTCACTCATTGTCAAGATTGATACCTTTGGAGGAACCGAAGTCATTCCGATAGGTAATATCACCGCCAAGAAATGGGTACACGTAGCTCTAGCGATTTCCCAGGAGTCAGTGGACATATACATTGATGGAAACCTGTATCTCCACCACACCCTCACCCAAATCCCGAAACAGAATTCAGAGACTGTACACACAACAATTGCCGGCGGGTTCGACGGCGCAATTGCTGGATTAACGTACTACAACTATCTTCTGACTCCCGAATCGATCGCTCCAATCATGGCCTCGGTTCCTACGACTGGACAAGACACAACTGTCGTGCCACCGTACTATGACCAGTCATTCTGGCTCAACCATCTTTCAAATGGACATTAAGTAATTGCTCGTAAACTC